GACGCGCTCGCCGGATGCGTTGAACTCCTGACCCCACAACGCGATGTTGCCGTTGCCCAGCTCGCCGTGCACCTCGCGGGCGAGGCGGTCGAGGTCGAGCATCACCGGGCGCAGCGGGATGAGGCCCGCGTCGAGCAGGCGCTGCGAGAACGTGTAGTGCAGCAGATATCCGCCGTCCTGCCAGAGGTGGCGCACGGCAAGGCGTTGCGTCTCGTGCAGGTCGACCTCTTCTGCCCACGCCCGGAAGTCGGCCTCGACTCTGTCGTTGCGGATACGATCACGCGCACCATCGTTGGTGCGGAGCTGGGCTTGAGGCATGATGCCCGTAAACACGACGTTGTCGCATATCTTGCGGAGAGCACCCGCTATGTTCGGGCTGTTGATAGCGAGATGACGCGCACGCGCCTGTACGAGCTTGCGGTCTCTGGCTATGAGGTGGTCGGCGTTACCGTCGCGTGGATTCCAGCCCCCGTTGGGTCCGTCGCGGCGTGCGGCGTCGTAGGCCATAAGCACGTTGCGGGCAGCGGCATAGCGCAGGGCTGTTTGCGGGGCGAACACGCCAAGCACGCCTGTGACACATGCGGTCACGGCGTTGTGCAGGGACGCGCGAACGCCCATCCTAGAACCTCACCTGATACGCCGCGAAGCCCCCGCCGGAACAGGCGGTTATCTGGGCGTCGAGCTCACGTATCTGGCGCTGGATGGTGGAGAGGTCGGCACGCGAGAACGTGGCACCCTCGACGGTATAGCTCTGGTTGCCGGTGAGGATGGCTCGCTCGGCGGCGATATAGAGATCGCGGCGGGCTTTGAGTTCGTCGATGGTGGGCATCTTCCCTCCCGTGGGCAACATGTGGTTTCGTGAAAAACAACATGTTGCACCGTCTGGGGGGAACAAAGACGAGACTACAGGTAGTCATTGACTACGTGTAGTCTCTACTTCTCGCGCTTTACCATGCAACGATAGATACGCTGTGTCACTCGGCGCATTGCATCTAAACAAATAGCAATGGTCGTGCCATACTGTGTTTTCATCGTCTGAAATATGAAAAACACCAATCGCCAAAAGTTTACATGCTGCTGTTATCTATAGATATTTCAGTAAGTCCCATGAAAACAGAATGCGGGCGGTGCTTGAAAACGAAGGCGCACCGCCCGCATCACGAACCCGTGAGTTTTAGACGACCTGCACGCTCTTGATGGGTGTACGTAGAACAGCCAAGACGCACCCCTCATTCATGCACCGGTGGAATCGTAGCCGTGTATCACCATCCCAAGCCTTTGTGCAGACCACGCGCAGATGCGGAGCGCCGCAGCATGGACATACGGCCCCATCCTTGACCGAGTAGTCCACGCCCTGCTGGGCGGTGGCGATAGCCGACACGATGGCGACATCAGCAAGAGTCATCGCACAGCCCTCCCGAACAGGTCTACGCCGCCAGTGTAAGGGTTGACCTGCTCCACAGCCGTTGGTTGCGGTTTGGGCTGCGCCTCGCGTTGTACCTGCGCCACAGCGAGAGCCCCGAGGCTCGGCTTCCACTGCCAGTGCGCCATGGCCGCATGACCGACGAGGCAGTCAAGATAGTGGTTGGCCCTGAAACGCACCCACTTTTCAGACCCGTCCTTGACCTTTTCGAGGCGCTCTGACGAGACCTGCCGCAGGTACTCGCGCTCTGTGCGAGCGTGGAAGGTAAGCGGCTCGTCGGCCCCGCCCTCGCTCATACGCCAGAACAGCAGACGCTTGAATGCGTCGCCGTCGATGAGGTGCAGCACGTAGGGCGTGCGCAACTTGCTGCCGTTGGGAAGGGTGTCGAGCGGCGACGGCTTCACGAACACGCCGGGGCTGGTGCGGCTCATGCCCTTGGTGCCGTACACCACGCCGGGGCGCTGGGCCAGCAGCCACTTGTACGCCTGCATGGGACGGCTCACATCCTGCTCATGCTTCGAGCCGCCGGTGTCGAGCGCTCCGCGCCAGATGCCCAGCTCTCGCTCTCCATCCTCGGTGGTGTAGCGGCTCTCGAACACGCTGGCCGCAAGGTCGTCCCACGTCTGCACGCGCCCGTAGTCGATGATGTGCATCCGCTCCGGCCCCACACCGTGGGCGCAGACAGACCAGTAAAAATGGTCCTTCTGCATGTCCGCGCTGAACGTCAGGCACACGGCCCATGGAGGTACGACCCCCTGGTCTAGGCTGTCGTCGATGCACGCTGCGAGACGCTCCTCGTCAGACTCGACAGAAACGAAGCGATAGGGCTTGGCGCACTCGTTGTTGTCCCACGCTTGAAGCAGCCGGGGGTTGCCTTGCGCCTCGAACCATTTGGCGAGGACGTCGGACAACCGGACAAGCGTTGACTCCCAACTGCGAAAGTGGAAGGCGACCACCGTTGCGTCGTCGATGTCGCCCTCGATGGCTATCCAGCGCCCGGCCTTCGCCGCGAGGTTGCGCGCGGCATCCGACCACATCGCGTTGCAGCTTTCGCACTGATAGCGGCCTAGATTCTCCTGACGGATACGCTTGGGGTCGCGGCTGCCGTCGACGGCAACGATACGCTGGTGGTCCATTATCTGCCGATGATGACATACCGGGCATTCGACCTCGTACATGCACCACGCCTGCGCCTTCTTGCGGGCTGCGTTCCAGATGATGCTCTGGTCTTCGTTCCCCTTCGGGCGGCATGTGTGAAACACCTTGGATAGACCGAGCGCATGGTAGGCATCGGCTCGCTCGGCCATGGTGATGGCCGCTGCTGGGTCGAGGTAGGCATCCTCCTCGTCGATGAGGATGTACGGCATCGAATCCGACCGCATCCGCGACTCTGACCCAGACCACATCGCGTAGATCATCGACCCGTCGACAAGCGAGACCTCGAAGTTGTTCAGGCTGTCGCCGGGGGCGAGCACGGCCCGCAACGCGGCGCTCCGCTGAAAGTAGGGGTGCAACTTCCCCGTGAAGGTACGTCGCGCCGCCTCTTGGTCTGCCATGCCGATGCCCCACGTGTCACAGCGGCGCGCGAGCTGTGCAAAGAAGAACGCATGACCCGTTGTCGTCTTGGTCGACTGCGAGGGCGCAATGTAGAACCCTTCGCGCACGTGGGGCCTGTCCATGATGTCGAGGACCCCTCGCGCCTGCGGACTCACGTCGGGATTCCACAGATGCCCCTTGTACGGCCCCGCGATGATGCGCAGGTTGTTCCGCGCCCAATCGTAGGACGATACTCTCGGGCGAGCCCGGAACACTGCGGTCTCACCATCACTGAACATGATTGGTGGCGTGATGTTGGAGTCAGACATGCGGCACCTCAACGTCAGCATGGTCTTCATATCGCGCCCACGCCTCGCGCATCTCATCCGTCCACCATGCCTCTGTGCTGTACGGGTCAAGCAGCCGCTCAATCTGCGCCTGCCAACGCCGGGTGAAGATGGGACAGCGCGATAGCGCAAAGTCGACGATGACGGCGACAGCCTTGTCTTGTGCCTCATCTCCCTCGATACCCAGTCGCCGGACCAACTCTGCAGCCACCTTGCCGTCGGCCCCGAAAGTCGAGGCCACCTGCTCGGCAGCGTCGATGCCGAACTTCTCTAGCCCAAGGCGAAAGGCCTTGGCTCGCGCTGCGAGTTCATCGTTGATGGTTGCCGTCTCGGTGTAGCGTCCCATCTCACGGGCAAAGGCCATACGCGCCCGCATCGCTCCTATCTCCTTGAGCTCCGCGTCGGCGCTAGTGCGACGCTCTGCTGCACCGTAACCATCGGCAGATGCACCATGCGGCCTGTCTGCGTCGGGCGAGGCGTCGATGTCACGGCGGGCCACATTGCTCTTGGCGTAGGCCAGCACCGTGCCCGGCACGAAACCGCCTCCACGGCGAGGCTTAAGAGCGCCACGGTCGACGTCGGCCTTTATCTTGCCGTAGCTCACCTTGTAGCCCTGCTCCTGCAAGTAGACGTGTACCTGCCGGATGTTTGCGAGCACGTCACTCATGGGCGTCACCTCCGTTGAGCAGATGCTCGCGCAGCTTGTCGGCAGACGCCCGACGCGCAGCGTCGAGGGCCTCGTCGCCAAACACCACGCGCATCTGGTCGAGCATGAGTTGCACGTCGCCGAGCTCCGCGAGCAACTCGGAGTCGGCCGTGCGTCCGCGCCGGAAACGGTTGATCGCGGCGATGGCCTCGCCCATCTCCTCTTGCGTCTGGTTGAGCTGTGAGGTGACTCCCCACCGCCTCACGGCCTCTTCGAGCATGTGCCTATCGGTCATGCCGCCACCCCCTGCAGGACGGGCCGCAGGCCGTTGACCGGGTCGTCGATGAGGGCCTGCACGTAGCGGTCGGCGTCGCCGTGCGGCTCGGCTCCCTCGGCGTAGACTACCGAGAGCACCCCCGCCTCGACGCGCAGCCGCAGGTTGTACCGCTCGGCGCAGTCGATGATCTCGGCGTAGGCTGCACCCGCCGGACCGTCCAGCGGCAGCGCGTCCGCCGCCGGGAAGGGCAGCACGCGCGGGGCCGCCGCCTCTGCCGCACGCTTGGCGGCGATGCGCTCCGCGTTGCGCTCGCACGCCTCGCGGATATGTGGCGGCAGGCCGATGCGCAGCCAGTCCCACACGCCGACGCCCGCCGCCGGCAGGTCGCCCACATCCTTGCCGATGCACGCGGGCACGAGCCAGCGCACCGCGTGCGGATACTGTGACCATGCAAATCGGTGGTCGCCGACTGCAAATGACCACGACTTTTTGCGCCCGGCGTGGTCGTTGTCGAGGGCGTTGACGATGCAGTCCGCCCGTGAGAGCAAGGTGTGCGCGTACTCGTCCGGGGCGATGCTCGCGCTGCCCGTGGACATGGCCCCGATGCCGTAGTGGCGGAGCTCCTGCCAACAGAGGATGGCGTCGCGCTCGGTCTCGACGACGATCCACACGCGGGTGGACTCGGGCCGCCCCCAGACGCCGTAGTTGGCGGGGCCGCCGTTGATGGCGCGGTACTTGGGCTGATTCTCGGCGGGCTTGTGTACGCGGATTTTCACGCGGACCAACTCCCCCCGCTGGTAGCAGGGGAACACCAGCCCCACCGGGGCGAAGATGCAACGCTCGCGGCCCTTGTCGTTGGCCTCGTATGGCAGGCCCCACGCGCTGTACTTGTAGAACCGCTCCTCGCTCACCCACCCGATGCGGCAGAGGCGGGCCGTCTCCGGGGTGATGCCCCACCGATGCAGGGCGGCAATGGCCTCCGGCGTTTCCATCAGGGTCGCCGCACGCTTGGCCACAAACTCCTCGGCCTTGCGTGCCCACAGCGCGGGGCTAGGCTCGACGCGGCGCGGCTGCCACGCGGTGCGCTGTATGCGCTCGACGCGCTGCCCCCTCTCCCCAATGCGACCGGGCGCGAAGCGCTCGAAAAAATCCCTAAAGCCCTGCGGGTCGTCAGGGTCATTGCCCTGCAAGGCGTTGTAGATGCCGACAAGGTCGCTGCCCTGACCGCACGAGTGGCAAAAGCCGACGTCGTCCGTAGCATCGTAAAAGAACGCGCCGCCCGGCGTGCGCTCGACGTGGAACGGGCAGTGCGACGAGACGCGACCATGCACCAGCTGGGGGAGTGCGTCCGTGAGCAGCTCGCGGGCGATGTCCTCGCGCTCGCCGACGGTGAGTTGATTTAACGCTGCGCCCATGTGGATGACCTCCGGTTAGGGATTAGACAGTCGATGTTAGAGGTTTGCAGACAGTATTTTTCGCGCAACTTCGCGGTATGATTCGCATTTAGACTATTTAGACATTTGGGCCTTACCTTTCTTATATGCGTATGTATGTGTGTCTCTTCCCTCTTCTTTCCTTCTCTCTTTTGCTTTCTGTTTTTTGGGAGAGAAGGGCTAAAAGGTCTAAAAGAGGAAGAAAGAGGAAATGAAAACGAGGGCTTGCTCACTTCGCCCTTCCAGCGTGGATTGTCTGGCGAAGGTCGAAAAGGTCTAACCCTGCGGGCGTGGTAATGCGCGTCAGACATCGAGGCCCCCCTGACCGTTGGATGACGTCCACTCCGGGCGTGGGGCAATCCCCAAATAGTAGACTTTATTGGAACTGTGCTTCTCGACGCGCTGCTTCATGTCCTCCCCGAACGACCGGAACGACATGACGAACTTGTCCGTCATGCCGCGCTCCTCTTTGCACCAGCGGACAAACGCGGCGTAGATGTCCTTGGCTTGCGTCTTGAGTCCCTCGCCCGTGGTGCAGCACAGCGAGATGAACTCGCCGACGAGGTCTTGCTCCTCGGCGTACTCGCGGGTCCACTGCCTGACGATTTCTGGCGGCGTGAGGTCGCGCTCGCGGATGAAGCGCCGGGCGCAGCGCACCACCCATGACAGGATGGCAGGCCCAGCCTCGGCCATGCGACGTTTGAGCACGTCGGACGGCAGTCCGAGGTAGATGTGCTTTGACTCGTCCACCTCATCCGCGTTGAGCGTGAACACGGCCTCGAACGGGATGACGCGGAGGCGTTTCTCGAAGGCTTTGTCCGCCGACCTCAACTGTGGGATGAAGTTGGTGTGGAGGAACAGCTTGCAGAGAGCGCGGAACTCGATGGGGTCGGAGTACAGGCCACGGGCGCGGATGATGTCGTCACCGGTCACGGCTTTGAGCATCTCGACGCTGAACTTGGCCCCGCGCTTCGGCTCCGAGGTGATGGCCATGCGCAGGCCGTCGAGGACGAGGAGGTCAGGGTCTGGCCCCGCCGCCTTCTGTCCATCTTCGAGGAGGACGCTGACCTTGAACGTGCCCGCGTACTGCCCGAGAGCCTCGGCGATGGCATTGAAGGTCTGCGATTTGCCGTTGTTCGCTGTTGGGCCATAGGCGCAATATAGTTCCTTGTGCGACATCAGGCCCGTAGCCGCGTACCCGATGACCCGCTCAAAGTAGTCGATGAGGTCGGCGCGACCGCAGAACACTTTGCGGATGTGGTCTTGCCAGAAGGCGTCGTAGACATGCAGGCCTCCGTATCGGTACGGCGACTGCTTGCGGAGGTAGAGGTCGGGCCGTGCCCGCTGCAACTCGCCTGTCTCGAGGTCGACGACGCCGTTGGCTGCGGCCATGAGCGTGGGGTGGGCGTCCCAGTGCTCGCCCGATACGCCGAGCGAGCCAGCACCAGAGGCCGAGACCTCTAGCACCTGCTTTGTGCGGGACAGCGAGCGGATGCTCTTGGCGCGGCCCCGTAGCGCCTCGACCTTGGTCGAGTTGTTTTTGCGGGCCGCCTTCTCGGCGTCCATTATGGCCTTTGACCTCTCCTCGCTATCGGGGCTGCTCTCCCACAGTTTGTCGGCAGCCGCGATGGCCTGCTCGACGTCTTTGTCAACGTTGGCATGCTGTTCGGCGGCTGCAGCGTCGTAGATCTCCGCGACCTCCATGCAGGCAGACACGGCCTGACCGACCGCATCATCAACCCAGCGTATATCGTCGTAGAGCATCCACCGTTTGCGTTTGTGGTCGTACACCATGCGCCGGGCCATCAGCATGCGCAGGAGCTCGGCGTCCCCGAGCTGGTTGCGGTTGAGCTGTTGGAACATCTCGTGGAGTGATGGTCGCTCGAACGTCTGCGGGCGCTGTGCCTCTGCAGCCCACAGCATCACGGGATCGGGTGGTGTGATGCGGTCGTGGTCGAGCTGGCGCTGGCGGTCTGCAGCGAGGGCCTCGCGCCATGCGGTCATGCGCTCGCGCTCTATCTCCTCGCGGATGTACTCGGCGAGGGTTTCGAGGTCGGGCGAGCCGTCAGGCATGGTCGGCATCGGGCGCGGGGCACACGTTGCTGGAGCAAGGGGCTGCTCGTCTGGCATGATGGGCGGTGCGTCGTCGAGCGCGCCGTGGCCTCCATCCGGTGACGGCGGGACGTCGGCGCAGGTGGGCGCGTCGTCAGAGGCGCAGCCCATCGCCTCGAGTTCGGCCCATGACGGGCCGTCGTCGGGCGTAAGCTCCTGCGGCAGGTCGCCAGCATGGTCGAGTTCTGGCGGCAAGCCGTCAGCCGGGGCCACCACCGCCGTGGGGTTGTGCGCCGCCGGGCGGGTCCTACGCTTGGATGGTGTGGTCGCACCGGATGCTTTGGGCGTCGCGGTCGCCTTGCCCTTGGGCTTGCCCGTGGCGGTTGCGTCGGGTTCCTTGGGCGAGCGCTTACCCGTGGAGTCAGGCGTGGGGGGGTGCTTGGGCTTACCCATGATGCCCCCCGGTACGTATTGCATCGCGCTGCGGCTGGCGCACGTGGCGCGACACCCCCACACGGCCCGTGAAACATGCGGCATCGCGCACGATTTTCAAATTTTCAAAAAATTCTCCACCCCGCACCCGCGAAACCAACGTGCCTTGCGCGACCCCTATGATTTTGACCCGCCGGGAGGACCCGCGCGCCTCTCCGCCTGACCGACTCTGCCGACCTGCGCCTTTAGAGGTTGCGCGGTCTTTCTCCCTAGGAGGGAGGGGGGAAGGAGAGGTCGAGAGGTTGCGCGAATGGGAATCAAAGGTCGCCCCCGCGTCATCCGCGACGCGATGGGGGACGCATAGGTCGAGCCCCACCATGACCACGCGGGGGCTCAATCGCACACCGGCGAAGTGGATATGGTCGGGAATCAAAATCCCTGACGAGTGGGGCAGGAGTGGGGCAGGAATGGGGCAGAACGCAACAAGAGGACATGACAATACATCTGTGTATTGGTCATATCCTCTTGTTTTTATTCTGGTACCGGAAGTCAGACTCGAACTGACAAGGTGTTGCCACCGGCGGATTTTGAGTCCGCTGCGTCTACCAATTCCACCATTCCGGCATGAGCCGTCTCACGGCAGAAAGCTAATGTCATAGT